GCAACATTCAGAAATGGACTGCTGAAATGTGGTCACAGTTATGGAATATGATGTATTTCAACATTGGGCCGGTTATCAGTGATGAACTCGATTTTTGCTGGGCTACTGATCCGATCAAGCGATGGAATGAAACCAAGATCATGCACAATGCTGGTGTGACTGTGAATGATAAACGGTTGTTCTTCAAAGGCAAGTACGTTAATAGCACACCATTTAAAGATGACCTTAGTTTCGTTGATAAATCTAAGTGCTCGTACAAATACGTGCAAGCAGTAAAGGCGGTGAAATGATGGCAATTTTAGACAGCGTGAAGCTACGTATTGGATTGGCGGATACAGTTCAGGACGACCTTTTGAGTGATCTGATTGATGATGCCACAGCACGTGTACTGACTTATATCAACCAAGACGGAATTATCAACCAGACTGTTCAAGATGCGGTAACGTGGGTAATTAAGGATATTGTGGTCAAGATGTACAACCGCATCGGTGATGAAGGCAAACAAAGCGGAACAGAAGGCAACGTTTCCAACACGTGGGAAACAATTGACTTGTCTAAGTATGCTGACGCCCTCGACGTCTACCGTGAATCATCACAAAGCCGAAGACCGGGAATGAGGTTTGTATAATGAGATACAGCAATCGAATTACCCTCATTAGGAAATTACAGCCGGCTAATCCGTTGCATGACAGACCAACAGAGACGCGCGAGACGGTCACTTGCCTGACAATTCCAATTACCAGTGCACAAGAGTTGTCTGTGTACGGTCTTGTGAACACTATGGCCTATGAGATTCACGTAAAGAATCCTACATTGCCTGTGAACGAGATCGAACTTGATGGCGTCAAATGGACAATCAACAAGACGTTCGTGAACCGGAAGTCAACCGTATTCATTGTGTCTGGAGGTGGTAGTTAATGGCTGATATTAATGTCACATGGTCAGGACTAGACAAGCTAATGGAAGAACTTGGTGCGACTGCTGGAGCAACGATTGAAGCCGCTAATTCAGCGATGAAAACAACTACCGGTCAAGTGCGAGACCAAGCAAAACAAATTGCGCCTAAAAGAACCGGGAACATGGCAAACAATATCATAGCTGAACCGGTCAAGAAGACAGCTGCATCTGTCACGGGAACTGTCAATGCCAAAGCTGACTATTCATCTTTTGTTGAGTTTGGCACTTACAAAATGTCAGCAGAACCTTTCATGCGCCCAGCAGTATCTAACGGACAATCAGTATTCATAAAAACGACAATGGACAAGCTAAAGGAGGCGGCCAAGTTCAAATGACACTCTCTCAATGGTATGAAGATGTTCAAACTAAATTAACTGTTGACGGCCTCAATCCTTTATTTGTTCAGCCGGACGCTAAGAGCACATTACCACTAGTTTTCGTAAACGTTCACGTTGATGCTGATATGTCATCGAAGACAGGGACACTTTCGAGTGTCGGTCAGCAGATTGACATTTACGACAGTATCGACACGCCACCGGCTGAGTGGGAAGACTTCGTTCGCAAGGTGAAATGGTCACTCAGCAAGGTAACCCGTTGGCAGTCGCTAACGGCAACTAATTCAATCGACACAAGCATGGGCGATAGCACACCATTACGTCGTTGCATGTTAATCATAAACATAGAAGGAGATTATTAAAATGGCAGTTATTAATAACGGCATCGAATTTGTAAAAGATACACCGTATCGTGGTAAGGACGTTTGGTACTTTATCCAATCGACCGATCCTAAAGTAGCACCAATTGGCAGTCCTGCAATTTTGCCAGCTCACCAAGAATCTGGCGATACATCAATTGAAGGCGATTCACTTGATGAACAAACCAAGATGGGCCGCGTTGTAGCAGCATCAACTAACGAAGATAGCATTGAGTTAACGAGCTACATGGTACCTGGTGACACAGCAAACGACATCATTATTGATGCCAAGCACAATGGCCGACAGGTGAAAGTATGGCGTGTCGTTGTGGACGAACGGCTGGCAGTTGTAGAAGACGACCACAAAGCCTATCCAGCAATGTTTGGTTACGGTGTTGTTGACAGTGCCGACATTTCCGATGAAGACAGTTTTTCTGAGATGGACTTCACTTTGAACATCATCGGTAAATTAGCAGACAAGAACGCTGACGGTACACCTGGTACCTTCCCTCTTTCGGACGATCAGGTAGCAGCACTTGGTGAACTGTACGACTACGAACGACCAGGCGAAAAGCAAGGTGAGTTTGCAGATGGCACAGCAACTACAACTACCACTTCACACGCTTAATTAATCACACACAGAGACGAGTAGGCTGCGGCCAATCTGAGACGACAATTTAGGAGGATATTCATGTTAGAAATTAATATTAAAGGCGAACCAATTCCAGTCAAGTTCAATTACCGTGCGCTATTTCGGGCAAATAAGCTGTACAGCTCTTCTGAAGGTGCCAATGATGGCGCAAGCTCAATCTGGTTGGCATTCGTGACTGATGACGATATGGCATTGTTCAAAGCGCTACGTGTGTTGCTTCCAAATACCTACACAGATGATGACATCATGGACGTACTCGACCAGGCCGAAGAAGATGGAAAATCGCAGGAACTATTCAAAGAAGTCGAACAGGAGCTTCATGAATCCGGTTTTTTCAAACACGCAGCGACACGTTGGCTGAACTTGACCGAAAAATATGGCAAAGCATTAACGGACAAGAAAAACAAGACAGCCGAAGAGAAGATTCAAGAAGCAGCGACCAAGGATACCCTGGACGCAATGAAGAAGAGTCTCTCTTAACTGACTTTGCCCGTCACGGAATCTATGATCCCGATATGCCATTCCGCTTGTACATGTGGGAAGCCCGTTCAATGCTGGAGGGGTCTTTTTTGCGCGATGTTGATATGCGCCGTGACCTGATGGAACTTGCCGTCAATATTGCCAACATTCAAAACGCAAAGAACCCGAAGCGATCAGTGAAGACCGGTTACAAGAACATTGATAAAGCTGAACAAAAGATACTCAAACGAAATGGCAATCAAGAGAGAAAGCCTGATGCAGAAATGATTAAGAAACTCAATGCCGCATTTGGAGGTGGTAGTTAATGGCAAACGTAGTCGCAACATTCACAGCAAATATCGCACCATTCCAAGCGGCAATGGGTAAACTTTCAACATCAGTCAAAGCTGCAACCGATGCAACACAGACAACCGGTCAAAAAGTTGGAAGTGCAATGACAGGCATTGGCAAAGCCAGTACCGTAGCCGGGGTTGCAGTTGGTGCCATGGCAGTTGGCGCAATAAAGAGCTACGGCAATTTCCAGAACTCCATCAACAAAGCCGCAGTTGTTGCTGGTTCAAGCACTAAAGACCTAAAAGGCAACATGAGCGATCTTGAAAAAGAAGCCGAATCATTAGGCGAAAAATTGCCAATCAGTGCACAAGATGCTGGTGATGCCATGGTTGAAATGGCTCGTAACGGTGCATCAATCAAAGACCTAAAAACAGAGTTTCCAGCCATTGCCAAAGCCGCAGCGGTAACTGGTGAAGACCTGTCAAGCACTGCAATAACCGTTCAAAACGCCATGAACATTTGGGGCGGTGGCGCTGCAAACGCGGCCAAAGATTCAGCAATATTAGCTAAAAATGCTAACTTATCTAAAGTTGGGATTGGCGATATGGGCCAAGCATTTGCTAACGTTGGTTCAACCGCCCAGACGTTAGGCATGGGTGTGGCTACAACATCAACAGCAATTGGACTGATGGCTAACAGTGGTCTTGATGCTGCACAAGGATCACAGGACCTTGCACATGCTTTAACGCAAATGGCGAAGCCATCTAAAGCGGCACAGTCTGCAATGTCAGAATTAGGCATTTCTTACACTGACGCTAAAGGAAACTTCAAGTCCTTTCCGTCAATTTTAAAAGAGGTTTCATCTGCGACAGATGGTATGAGCAAATCACAAAAGGTTGCTACTCTGACGACACTATTTGGTGCTGCTGGTGCCAAAGCTATGCTGCCTTTGTTAAATTCAGTTAATTCAAAGACCAAAGATGGCAAATCTAAATGGGATGCGTATTCCGATGCTCTGAACGGAGTAAGCTCTAGTTCGACATCAGCTAACAAATATCTCACTAACAATGCCAATAATATGAACAAAAACGTCGGTGCGGCACTCGATCAAATGGGTGATTCTCTTAAAAATTTGGTATTTTCAGGTGTTGCTCAAGCGGCGCCAGCTTTGACTAAATTTTTCAACGCTATTGGAAATATAGCAACTAAATTAAGCAAATCAAAAGGCCCAATGGCTACTTTCTTGAAAAACTTAATTGCCTGGTCTCCAGTAATTGCAATTGCGCTTATCGGTGGTGGGTTGTTGATGTCTATGCTAGGCAAGCTAGTTACAGCCTTTACTGCACCTGTTAGGGCAATTAAGGCATTGAAAGGAGCATCATCAGGACTAGCAAAGCCAATGAGCGCTTCTGCAGGACAGATTGCTGCCATGGGCGCAAAGGCAGCCGGTGCAGGAATTGGAATAGGTGCAGCTGCTGCTGGTATTGGTGTACTAGCATTCGGTGTTGCCGCTTTAGCTAAGACTGGTACTGCTGGTCTTGTAGCGTTGGCAGCGATGACAGGAGCAATTGTTATCCTTGCAGCAACATTTG